TCCTGAACGACTTCCGCTGTTGCTGAAAGTCCTGGATCTAAAGTTGTCGTCGTACCGGTTACAAAGACTGGGGTTTTTCCATTCTCAATTGTATCAGGAGCTTTGTCTATCTTGTCCAAAAGCTCATTTACCTTTGCTGTTGTATAATTAAGTACTCCCATTTATTAAATTGTTATAGTTATTGTATACTCGTTATAAGTAGAATCTACTTCAATCTCTATTTTATCTTTATCTGTTTCCGGCTCAATAAATTCCGGACTACATCCTGATAAAAGAAACAAAAATTGTAAAATGACTAAATATCTCATATTATACCTCCTTTAATGAAATATCTTTTATGTAAAGACTACATGATTGAGTTGTTAAGAAGTTTAGGGCATCGGATACATTACTATCTCTATTATTAGCCGTAAATTCAAATGATATTGTCTTATATGAAGTTGTTAAGTTTCCACCATTATAATCTCCATAAACAATACCATCACTTGAAATACTATCGCTTGCATCAGTAGGATCTCCAATCCATGAAATAAGAAGTGTTCCACTTACAGAAGATTTGATTTGGAATGAAAGTCGGTATTTATGTCCTTGCTCTATCTTGCTTCCTAAATATCCCTTATTGAAAGAAATGGAATTAGAGGCATCAGCAGATGAAGAATTGAATTTTATTGTAGCCACACCTCCTGTAACTGATACAATAGAAGAGCTACCGTTGGCTTTCCAATAGGTTGAACTTGTCAATGCTGTTCCGGTAAATATTTCATCTCCTGTAACCGAATAAGCCTCAAAGTAAGCTGTAAGAGATTTATTCGCATCCATTGTTACGTAATGGGATTGAGCACCGCCATCACTCCACCTTACAAATCTGTAACCTGTATTAGGTGTAGCATTTACTGTTACACT